ACTCTGGTGCATACGGAACTGCACCTACAGGTTCAGGACTTTCTAGCACTACAGGAACAACAAGTACTTTAGGACTTACATCTCAAGAAATTATTTCATTGCTGGGAATTCCTTCAGCATGTGCTACAGGACCAACTCCTGTACCACCCCCACCAACACCGATACCAGCACCGATACCAGCACCGATACCAGCACCGATACCAGCACCGATCATAACATTCGAAGATTATTGTAATGGTGAAGATATTTATCGCCGTACCTTCACAAATGGTGTCCTGACCAGCAATGTTTTACTTATAGCAAATTCCCTCTCTTGTGGTGGTTCTGGAACACCAACACCGATACCAGCACCGTTCTTCCCACCGATACCAGCACCGTTCTTCCCACCGATACCAGCACCGTTCTTCCCACCGATACCAGCACCAACACCAACACCGATACCAGCACCGTTCTTCCCACCGATACCAGCACCGTTCTTCCCACCGATACCAGCACCGATACCAGCACCGATAGCACCAGCGATAGTTATTATCCCTTACTTTGGACCACCGTGTGTTGAAGAAAATACACTAGTTGACACAGTTGATGGACCAGTTCCAGCTAAGTTCTTGAGTGTCGGAGATGAACTAATCTCTGTTGCTCTAAATGAACTAGATGAAAATAATCCAGACTACCAGAAGTATACATGGAGTGCAAGCTCCTTGACATCTTCAGGACTACAGCCTACAACTATTACTAATATTACTGCATCTGAAGATTCAGATATCTTAGTATTTAATAAAGAATTTGATATTAAGATGACATTTACTCAACCAGTATTCGTCAAGGATGCTCAGACTGGAATCTACAGGATTAAGGAAGCTTATTATGTAGAAATCGGAGACTCACTAATAATGTTTAACTCTTCAGGAGTTAAGACTGAAATTGAAGTAACTGATGTAGACTACATCACAGATGAAGTTGTAACAGTTTATGAGTTCTCTTGTGAGCCTTATGACTGGTTCTTCCTAAGCGGAATGTTAGTCCATAACAAGTAAAAAGCTTTTATGATATACTAGAATAAAGATTGGAAGTTCTATGTATAAGTCAAAAGTAGTTCCAGAGGCAGTAGATCCAGGTTTGATTATAAATACTTGGACTGCTGTTGAGGATCTTGGACAATGTATTTATGTTTACAGGAATATCTATACTCCAGAAATGGACATAATTAATAGACTTGAAAAAGTTATTTTTAGTGATAATAAATACAAATGGCAAGATGCTTTAGTTGGCTATAGTAGAAAAGTTCCAGGGTATAGAGACTGTGTAGACTTTAAATACAGGAAAGAAGACCTGCACGCAGTAGATCCAGATACTGAAGAATTAAAGCAGATATGGCAAGATTGTTATGATAGGATGTATCAAGCAACTCAAGACTATTGTTACAAAAATCAAATTATTGATTTGCAATATTGGGAAGTAATGAATTTTGTAAAATATGGAGAAGGTCAACATTTTCAAGAGCACGTAGATCATGGATTTTCATATAACTCTACAGTATCTTTAGTTGGATATTTAAATGATAATTTTGATGGTGGAGAGCTTTATTTTAGATTACAAGGCTTAAACTTAAAGCCCCAAGCAGGAGATTTATATATTTTCCCATCTTCTTTTACTCATCCACACAGAGCTATGCCAGTATCTAATGGGACAAAATATTCTATAGTTACAATGTTGGACTACAACTCCAAGTTTCACAGTTCAAGGTTTTATTCGGCAGACGAATGAGAAACAATACAATAAGGAAGTATAAATGATTTTAGTAGACAATATTATTGATAAAAATACACTTATAGATGTCAATGAAAATTTATTAAAAATAGATAATTGGCAAATTGGAAGAAATACAAACTACTGGTCTACTTTTTATATTGATGTAGACTTTGTTTATAAAGTAAGTCGCATTCTTCAAAGATTTTTAGAAGAGTTTGGACTTAGCCTACAACTGTCCGTATCTAATTTATTTGATATTTCTGATACTATATTTCCAGATTACTCTCAGTTGGTAAAAATTAACAAAGATTCAGTATTAGAAACAAAAAATACAAAATCTTTTATTTGTAAAACTGTTACATTTTTATCTGGTGACAATGAAGGAAAAACATTTATTTTTGATAATAACAAAGACTTATTGAGTTCTATCTATAACAACAAAGATGTATATGCCATATGTATGTTTTGGTCAAAAGAAAGAAACAAGATGTATCCAAATTGGTTTATGAGTAAATTTTTAAGAAAATATTATGAATAGTGTAGAACTTTATCCAGGAATAATTTTATATAAAGGTATAGATACTCAAATTTTAAAAAATATTAAAAATATACCTGAAGATCTTTGGAAGTTTGAGTATATACAAAAAAATGGTATTCTTGAGCTAGACAAGAATACTAGAAACACTTTAGCTTTTAATGTTCCTAGAAAAGTAAATGAAGATAGTTCAGATACACTAAATATCCTATGCAATAATTTAAATGTATTGTTAGGGGGAGTAGAGAAAGACTATTGTTCTCAGTATAACGTTGCCCTTAGATCTAAAGACCCATATAAAATATTAAAATATGAAGTAGGAGGGAAGTTTGACTTGCATATGGATGATGGGGGAGCTAATTTTAAAAGAATATCAACTATTTTTTATTTAAACGATAATTATGAGGGTGGAGAATTACATTTTAAAAACTTTGACGTAAAAATTAAACCAGAATCTGGAGATATGGTTGTGTTTCCTTCTAGTTACGTTTTTTCTCATTTTGTGACGGAAGTTACAAAAGGAACAAGATACTCAATAGCAAGTTGGATGAGATAATGGATAACGACATATTAATAATTAATGATTTTTTGTCAAAAAAAGAAATAAAGTATTTAACTAATGAATGCAAGAAAAGACATAAAGAGTTTAAACAAAAGGACAACTATATTAAGACTAAAATATTAAACTCAAATGAACACAAGCTTATGAAAAATATTAAATCTAGAATAGAACTATTGTTTGATAAAAGTTTTCATACTCAAATAATGAGACATATAAATATGACGGACAAAGAAACGGTTTGGGAAGATCATTTTGATAGCAACAAAGATCAAAGAATTAAATATGGAGTTGTTTTATATATTAATGATAATTTTTTAGGAGGTCAGATATTTTATAAAAATCTAGGGTTAACCCATCAGCCAAAATCTGGTCAACTAGTAATTCATCCATCAAGTTTGGAGTACACGCATACAGTGCTACCAGTTACAGACGGAGAAAGGTATACGCTTACTACCTTTATTAGAGATGAAAAATAAAAAGAAAAGAAGATAAATATGATTATTAAAAATTTAGAAAACCACATTTGACAAAAATAGTGGTAAACTAGTAAGTATCAAGAATTATATTTAAGGAGATAAAAATGAATTTAGTAGATCAGCCGTATGATGAAAATAATAATGCTTGGTTTTTAAAAGATAGGTCTGAGACGTCAAGTAACAGATTTGCTTCAAAAGTTTTAGAAAATGGTTTTATTGTTGAAAATCCCTCTCTTGGCATTAATATTTATAGAAATACCTTTTCTCAAGAGGACTCTGAAAGATATATTAAAACTCTTGAGTCAAACTTAAATGAAAAAAAAACGTATAAGTGGTCAGAAGCAACAGTAACAAATTCTACAACTCCAATTAAGAAAGCAAGAGACTGTGTAGATTTTAAATATAAACAAGAAAATCTTGGTGCAAGAAATAGTACTAACGAGGAGTTGTTAGATCTCCATGAAGAAATTTATCAAAAACTTAAATACTGTGTAGATGACTATGCTGGGTATTGGGGTATTAATGTTGTGTATTATGAAGCATTTAATTTTGTAAAGTATGAAGGAGAGGGTACACACTTCAATATTCATGCAGACCACGGACCTGCATATAATTGTACAGTTTCTGCAGTTGTTTACATCAATGATGACTATTTAGGAGGCGAATTAAAATTTCCGAGAATGGACAACTTTACACATAAGCCAAGAGTTGGAGATATTGTTTTATGTCCCTCTAACTATATATATGAGCACGCATCCCTACCCATGGTTTCTGGAACAAAATACTGCGTAGTCGTTATGACAGACATAAATGATATAGGCCATAAATAAGATGAGTGATCCATCTCAAAAAATAAAAAATTTAATTATCTTTAAATCTTATAGACCTTGGATTAAAAAAGACAGTCCCCACATGCCCGATTCAACTCAGTCTGTACTTCCGAATTGGTATAAGGATGCTGATAGATTTGCAAAAAACCCATACACAGATGAATACTATAAAGCTACTAAAGAAGTTTGTCCATTCCCTAAAGAAGGTACGGTTGATGACTACGGCAAAATTCCTACTTGGAAAGCTTGTCCTGCAATTTTAGATGGTTTCTTAACTGGATATGTTTTAAAAACACCATGCGATATTACCTTTTTTATAAATCAACAAGAAAAGATTGATGTAAAAATAGATGATCTAAAGTATAAGGATTTTTGCACGCAAAGACCAGAAATGCCACAGTTTCAACACCCTGCAGGGTTTTATAAAGATCACTTTGCTTGGTATTCTGAATGGGGCCTAGAGCTTCCAGATGGCTACAGTGCTTTATTTATGACACCCATGAACAGGTTTGATCTTCCATTTATGAACACAACAGGTATTGTTGACTCTGATAAAGTGCATATTCTTGGAACATTTCCATTTTTTGTTGCTAATGGTTGGGAAGGAACCATTCCTGCTGGAACCCCATACTTGCAAATTCTTCCATTTAAAAGAGAAGACTGGGATCACCAAATAGAAGTGTCAAATCAAAACAAAATTTATGGTAAACTAGTAGAGAACGCAAACTTTTATCGTCAGCCTGATGGCGGGATATATAAGAATAAGATATGGTCAAAGAGAGAGTATAGATAAGGAATATGTTATGCAAACATGGACAGAAAAGATTGATTTGGGCAATGGCATCATTTGCTACAAAGGTGTAATTAAAAAAGAAATCGATGTAATTAATAAACTTGAACAGAATTTAAAACCAGTTGGAGATAAGACGGGATATAGTTGGCTTCCAGCATACGTAGGATATCAGCAGTTAATGCCAGAGTATAGAGACTGTAATGATTTTAAATTTAAGAAAATAGATATTGAAAAGGATAAAAGGCCCGTATCTTTAAACCTTCAGTCACTATGGCAAGATGTTTATGATGCTCAAAGCCCAGCCGTTGAAGATTATGCAAAACACTATAACATTAATGGGTTAAAATACTGGGAAGCTTTTAATTTTATTAAGTATGGTCCAGGACAGCACTTTATGGAGCACCATGATCATGGTTTTTCTTATAACTGCACAGTATCTTTAGTTGCTTATGTAAATGATGACTATGAAGGGGGAGAGCTTTATTTTAGGCTGCAAAATTTAAAAGTAAAACCACAGGCTGGAGATTTATACATATTCCCCTCAAACTTTATGTACCCACATCAAGCTATGGAGGTTCATTCTGGAACAAAGTATTCTATTGTAACAATGCTAGATTATAATGAAAAGTTTCACACCCCCCAGATGTATGTTTCGGATTCAGACTAGTGTTAAATATTTCTGTTGAAAAAACATTAGATTCAAAAATTGATATATCCCCTATGTCAATTAAAAGAGATTGGATGGACAAGACTTCAGAGAAACATGCCTATCGCTGCTTTCCAGTAACTCAGGCAAATATGGTTGGATGGGATCTATCTTGCTCCCTTGATATTATTTTTACTTGGAATGGTATAAGTGATCAAGGCGACAATAATGTTTCTATCCTTAATGGCCAAAGTGTATGTTACACAGGAAGGGGCCAGGCAACACTTAGTTTTAACACAGGTTTAATTTTTAAAACAGATGAGCAGGTAAGCCTTTTATCTATTAACCCCGTAAACTATTTTAATGAAGACTTTGAAACCATGTCATCTTTAATAAGTACATCATTTTATGGTAATCCTCTACCTCTTGCAATTAAGGTAAAGTCTGCACATAAAAAAGTAAAGATAAAAGCAGGAACACCTCTTGCCACACTTATTCCAATTTCTTTAACTAATTTAGATAATTCAACAATAGATATAGTTGAGTACGCTGATAAAAATAGAACAAGGGAAAAGGCTAATAAAAGTTATGGGGAGGCATCACAAGTTTTAAATCAATCAGGGGAATGGACAGACTGGTATAGAAACGCTGTAAATGAAAATGGAGAGTCTTTGGGCAACCATGAAACAAAAACTTTAAAACTCCATGTTAACGATAAAAGAAATCTGGTATAATACTAGTATGAATAATAATAATCCTTTGCTTGTAAATAGAATAGCATCAATTACTCCATCAGGATTTTTTGGAAGCGGCAAAGAAAATATTGTTGAGCTAGAAAACTTTATGACAAGCGATGAGATAGAGTTTTTAGAAAAAGCTGCAAAAAAAATTACTATTTGGGATGTAACAGAAAGTCATATTAATGAAAATGGAACAGTAGTTTATGATTCCGAGTACTGGAAAGATAGAGTTGCAACCAGTCCAACTTTAAATAAAAATGACCCAACAATTGCTCCCATTATTGCAGGACTATTTAAAAGGCTAAAACCAATAGTTGAAGAATTTTTTAATGTTAAAGTTATTCCAACGGGAACAACTATAGTCAGGTGGCTTCCAGGACAATTTCAAAATCCTCATGCAGACAAAGAACTTCATGAGGGTAGAGATGCAGGATTGCCAAATGATTTTCCAAACTATGATTTATCTAGCTTGTTTTATTTAAACGATGATTATGAGGGTGGAGAATTATATTTTCCTCATCAGGGAATTAAGTTTAAGCCAAAAAAAGGTGCAGCATATTTTTTTCCAGGGGATATGAACTATGTTCATGGAGTAACAGAAGTAAAAGGTTCAATAAGATATACCTGTCCATTTTTTTGGGAAATAACTGAACATACTGGAAAAAAACAACCAGATGCATCAGAAGAGTATTACAGAATATTTTTAACAGATGAAGAATCTGCTAGATTAAATCCAAGGCTAGGGGTGTAGATATGATAAATTTGTCAAACAAAAAAAGATTAACAAAAGACATTGTTTTATATGAAAATATTTTAACTCATGAAGAATGCCAAAAAATAATTAATGTCTTAGATAAGCAGGCAATCTCTAGTAAAATTAACTGGACTCCAATTTCATTTTATGAGTCTTACTCATCAATATTGCCACAAGATAATGATTTAGAGATTGAACAAGAAGGTCTTCCTGCAGATATTTTTTCTCAAATTAAAACTGGGATCATTGAAGGCATTGCCTCCGTTCACGATAAAGATCCCTCTATAATTTCTGAAATTGGATACCATACACAAAAATGGGAGCCAGGAGCATACGCAAGAATACACTCAGACAATACAGATGCAGAAGGAAACTCTGGAGCATTTACAAGAAGTAGGTATGCTGCATTTCTTTATTTGAACAGAGATTTTGAAGGAGGAACATTAAGATTTCCAAATCAAGATATTACAATAACTCCTGAAACTGGAATGCTTGCTGTTTTTGACGGTGGATTTAATAATATGCATGAAGTATCTTTAATTACAGAAGGTGTTAGGTACACGATTGGTTCATTCTGGGATGACAGAGAAGAAAGCGCTTACCCTCAAGAATTAAGAGACGCTTGGGCAGCAGAGATGAAAGAAACCAGAGCAAAACAAGATATTGAAAGAGCCGAATGGCAAGAGTTGCTTAAGCAAGGATGGAAATTAGATAAAGACGGAAATAAATATAAAGCAGATAAGGTAAAAGATGCTTGATTCTTTTAAAAAACAATTAATACAAAATGGTTTTAAATTTAAAGAAATTACAGATAGTTTAATATCTGTTGAAAATTTTTTATTAAAAGAAGATTTAGATGTTTTTTGGAAAATAATAAACAATACATCTCAGTCAGACTGGGAAGTAGAATACATGGGAAATTTAAAAACTTTTTGTTTAGAAAAATTTGGCAGAGAGGATGTTGATAATCTTGTTGCTGAAGGAAAATTTGAGATTACTCAAAACTGGTTAGATAAAAATTTTAACATAACTAATCATGAAATATACAGACCAATATACAATAAACTAAACTCTATGATATCAGAGTCATACGATTCTTTAGAATTAAGCGGTCTTGCTACAATTCAAAGAATGCAGAGTGGAGTTGAATTAAAATCACACACAGATCAACACACTGACCCATCGATTAGGTATGCTACTATTGTTTATATAAATGACGACTATTCCGAAGGAAACATTTTTTTTCCAAAACTAGGAATAGAATTAAAGCCAAAACCAGGAACTCTTTTGTTTTTTCCAGGAACAGAAGAATACGAACATGGTGTAAAATATGTTGGTGATGGTCCAACAAGATATGTTCTAGTAGGATTTGTTAAAGAAAAAAATTTTTATGAAAAAAATAAATACTAAAGGAGAAAAAAATGAATAAAAAAATATTTGATGAAAAGGTTTATTACTATGAAGATAGTGTAAAAGACTTTGATCAATTGATGAAGACTATTAACGATCTTGATAATATGGAAAAAGAAGACAATCTAACTTCATGGCTAGACTGGACTGCTTCAAATGATAAAAAATTTATATATGGAAAAACAAAAACTTATGATTTAAATAAAATCAATAGTATGAGTGAGCCATACAAAAGTAAAATGTTGTATGTTTATAATACAATCTTTGATTCTTTTTATGCTGTTTGCAAAGATTATGCTGAATCTTTAGGAGACAAAGATGAACCAAACCTTTTCCCAGTTTTTAATATAAAAAAATATAATTCTGGAATGGGTATGGGAGCACACTTTGATCAAAATGATGGAGATGTAACATTAAGATATTCTTTTAATATTTATCTTAATGATGACTACGAAGGAGGAGAATTGTCTTTTAAGATGTCTGACTATTCCAACAAACCTTCAACTGAATTAGATCATGAACTTGCAAAAAATAATAACTCTTTTGATTTTTCAATAAAACCAAAAGCAGGAAGTATTGTTATATTTCCATCTGCTGCTCCTTATTATCATACAGCGCATCTTTTAAAATCAGGATTTAAGTATATGATTCCAGGACACTGGATACACAATAATATGACTATAAAAAAAGATATGTAAAATAATTGAAAACTGCTATAGTTACTGGTGCTAGTAAAGGCGTTGGATATGCGACTGTAAAACTTTTATCTGAAAATGGATACAAGGTCATTGCTGTTTCAAGAGATCTTAGCAAAATTTCTAATCTTGTCTCTGAAAATGTGGAAGTCTATCAATTAGATATTACTCAAGAAAAAGAAATAAAAAACTTTTTTGAAAAATATAAAGATATTACCCTAGACCTGTTAGTAAATAATGCAGGTGGTGGCTCAGGTCCAACTTTTATTATTAATGAAACTATGGATAATTTTAGAAGAGCATACGATATTAATGTGTCTGGACCAATGTATTTATCTCAATTATTTGTGCCATCTATGAAAAAATCACAATCTGCTACAATTATATTTATAACCTCTCTATGTGGAAAAATACCATTTAGAGGCGGGGGAAATTATAGTAATGCAAAAAGAGGTGAAATGGCCTTGGTTGATACTATGAGAATGGAGTTTCCAGAGTACGGAATTAAAGTAACAGAAATTTGTCCAGGCACAATAGATACTCAAATTGAAAAGAAGGAGAATGCTTTAACTGCAGAAGATATGGCAGAAACAATTAGATGGGTAGGATCTCTACCTAAACATTTTAATATTAACCATCTAGAGGTTAGCCACATATCTAACAGTAAGTATATGTAAACAAAATGAATATAAATAAATTATATGATGATGTCTATGAGGTGCAAGACTTCTTAACAGAATATAAACTTGCATAACTTTATAAAAAATATATTGGGTTACACTTTTATAAAACTAACCATAAACAATAACTTTAGGTAGAGTTTTGTTTTTTATAAAACTCTGCTATACTTAACCTTATTCCGTTTTAGAAAGGACGAAACACTATGTCAGATTTTTTTAGTTTTAAATTACCAGAGGACTTTATAGAAAAGTATAAAAACCAAGCGAGCCCATTTGGGTTTAAAGATGCAGCAGAAAATTCACTTGGAGAGATTACTTTTATTCGTACATACTCTCGTATGAAAGAAGATGGAACTAAAGAAAGATGGCATGAGGTTTGTCGCCGTGTAATCGAGGGGATGTATTCGGTTCAAAAAAATCATGCTAAAGAAAACCGTTTACCATGGAATGACTATAAGGCTCAGAAGTCAGCACAAGAAGCATTTCAAAGAATGTTTGAATTAAAGTGGACACCTCCAGGTCGTGGCATGTGGACATTTGGAACACATATGACAATGGAAAAGAAAAACTCTGCAGCACTCCAAAACTGCGCAATGGTATCAACAAAAGATATTGATAAAAATGATCCAGGTGCTTTATTTTCATGGGTAATGGATGCGCTGATGCTTGGAATTGGTGTTGGCTTTGACACTTTAGGACAGGATAAGAATATTCAAATCTGTCAACCTACAGAGCCAGAAGTGATCTATGAAATCCCAGACACTCGTGATGGATGGGTAGAATCAGTTCGTATTTTAATTAACTCATACCTAAGACCAAACCAGTCTATTCAAAAGTTTAACTATGACTTGATACGTCCTCTAGGAGCCCCCATTAAAGGCTTTGGAGGGGTTGCTAGCGGACCAGCACCACTTATTCGTATGCATGAGCAGATCGACAAGGTTATTGGCTCTAGAGCAGGGGAGACTCTAGATTCTCGTGGGATCACAGATATTATTAACCTTATTGGAACATGTGTTGTTTCTGGAAATGTTCGTCGCTCAGCAACTCTTGCTTTGGGTACACCAGAAGATGATAACTTTATTAATCTAAAGAATGCAGAAGTTTTTCCAGAGCGTAACTCTTTTGATTCAGAAAATCCAGGATGGGCATGGATGTCTAACAATTCTATTTCTGCAACGGTAGGAATGGATTATGAAAAATATACAGATTTAATTATTGACAATGGAGAGCCAGGGTTTGTTTGGCTTGATGTTGCTCGTAATTATGGTCGTCTTGCAGATCCTGCAGATGGCAAAGACTATCGAGTGATGGGCTTCAATCCTTGTGCGGAGCAGCCATTGGAATCATACGAATTATGTACACTTGTAGAAGTGCACTTAAATCGTCACGACTCCAAGGAGGACTTCCTCAAGACATTGAAGTTTGCTTATCTTTATGGAAAGACTGTAACACTTCTTCCAACACACTGGCCACAAACAAACGGTATCATGCAACGTAATCGTCGTATTGGAACATCCTTAACAGGTATTGCATCATTTGCTGATGAAAATGGTTTACCAGCAGTTCGTGAATGGATGGACGAAGGATATAAAAAGATTCGTCATTACGATAAGAAATACTCAGAATGGCTATGTGTTCGTGAGTCAATTCGTGTAACAACTGTAAAACCTTCAGGTTCTGTTTCAATTCTTTCTGGCGCAACTCCTGGAGTTCACTGGGGGCCTGGTGGAGCATTCTATCTTCGTGCTATTCGTTTTGGAAATACAGATCCAATGCTTCATTTATTTAAAGCAGCAGACTATACGATTGAAGCAGATGTTGTTTCAGCAAATACTTCAGTAGTTTATTTTCCAGTTAAGACTGGAGAGCAGAGATCTGAAAAAGAAGTTACTTTATTTGAAAAAATTGCTCTTGCAGCAACTGCTCAAAAGTACTGGTCAGACAATGGCGTATCTGTAACATTATCCTTTGATAAGGAAACAGAGTCTAAGCATGTTGCTCCTGTCCTTCATATGTATGAGGGACAACTAAAGGCTGTATCTTTCTTGCCAATGGGTAATACTGTTTATCCACAACAACCATATACAGGAATTACTGAAGAAGAGTATGAGTCATATATTGGCAAGTTGAAGCATATTGATTTTACTGCAATTTACGACGGTATTGATAACCTTGAAGCACAAGGAGAGGCCTATTGTACAACAGACTACTGTGAGATAAAAATCAAGTAGCCGTATGGTAAAATAGAGTACAATGCCTACTCCATCTAATCTCTATGCAGAAAAAATATATGCAGAGCACCCTGTTGCTTTATGGTCTCTGGATGACAAGGCTGACTATATAAGTTTGGTAGATGAGCCTGGTAGAGATGTTACTACTTGGAACATTGAGAATGGATCAGCCAGCGTTTATTCTTTATCAGATGAGCCATTTCCTGATAGCCAAACAACAAAAATTACTGGCACCTTGACAGATGATGACTTTAGTCAGATAGTTTGCGTAAGCAATGATATTACCAACTTCTCAACCCTAAATCAAACATTGGCAACATTTTCTATAGGAGGATTTTTTAATTCTATAAGTGCATATGCCTCTAGTTTTGAAATAGGTTATGAATATTATGACACTACGAGTGGTGCAAGAACTGAAAGATTAAAAAAATACACCACGTCTGTAAAAGATAAATGGTTTTTTATATCTGAGACTTTTGATATTCCAGAAGACAATACTGAGTTTAGAATTATAATTAAAATAAACTATATTGGTGGAGCAAGTTCTGAAGAAGACTATCAATTCTTAATTAATGGAATTACTGTTGGTCAATGGGCTGAAGAGTTTAACTCGTCATCTCTTGGAATAAATCCAGTAAATATTCCTAGCACAATTGCAATTAATACAACAAAGGGAATTGTTGCAAATGCTTATGGGTTGCAAAATAAAAAAGGGTATTATCTTGCAAATAATAATTTTCTTGCAGCAAAAAATACTGGAATTCCATTAGTTTATGGGGCTTCAAATTTAACAAAAATTTTGCCAAACAATGGTCAGCCATCAGTAATAATTCCAAGCCTAGGCTTCCTTGGTGATGAGGGACAATATAAAAACTATACCCTGGAGTGTTGGGTAAGAATAAATTCGGATTCTCTTATAAAGAAAAGAATAATAGGACCAATCGGCTCAGATGATGGGCTATATATAGAAGGGCCATTCTTAGTTTTAAAAATTGGAAATAATTCTGGATCTTATTATGTAGGGGAGTGGACAAGGCCAATGCTTGTTCATATTAGAGTTTCAGAAAACTATAGTTCATTGTTAATTAATGGTGAAGAAGTAATATCTTTAAATTACTTGACATCAGAACTTTTACTACCCCCAAAGATTAATAGCCTAGGTAAAGAACAAGACTGGATTGGGTTTTATTCTTATGAAGACGTTAACCCTTTTGAGATTGATTGCGTTGCTATCTATACTTACCAGGTTCCACTTTTACTAGCAAAAAAAAGATTTGCTTTTGGGCAAGCAGTTGATATTCCCGAAGGAATTAATCAAGCCTATAGTGGGTCTTCAGTATATATAGATTATTCTTTTGCAGATTATACAAATAATTATTCTTATCCAAATATTGGAAAATGGAATCAGGCAATAATAGATAACCTAGTTGTAGAAAGCAACAGGCTTAAGACTCCAGAATATGAGCTCCCCGAGATTATACTAAGCTCAGGATCTTTAGAGTCTTTGTACTCAGTACTAAATAATCAACAAAGTGAGTCAGATAATTTTTTTTCTTTTTCTTCTATTGAAAATGCTTACATGCTATTTAAAGATTTTAATTTTTTAAAACAAAAGGTAAGATCTTTTTATGGATCATTTAAAATACTAGAAGAGCCATTAAACAAACAAATATTATTTAGAGTAGAAGCACAAAACTCACAGGAATATTTTGAAATAACAGTAAGCACAACAGGCATTGAGTATGTTCTTAGTTCGGTTGATATGCCATTGGCAAAATTTTCCTATCCAGGAGAAGGTACAGTATTTTCAGTTGGGGTTGATTTAGATAATATTTCTAATTACTTTGGAGGAAAAGTTGCATCATTCTTTGGAAATCAAAACATTCTTAAGATGTATGTATGTGGAAAATCTAACCTGACTCAAACCTTCAAAGGAAATGTGTATAGCGTTGGGCTATGTACAGATAGAAATCATAACATAATTAGTAATCTTTTTAATGCAAAAGGAATTCCTATTGGGGATGAAGATCTTTTTGATATCTATTTAGAAACCCCAGACGTAATTTTTAACTCTTCGGAAAATTATTTTGGCAACAATCCTGCAGAGTGGGAAAATGCCATAGATGGCGGAGATATCTCTTCTTTTGCAGAACAAGAATTTCAATCTCATACTGCAAGCTACACCCTATCTCCATCAAAATACTTTGATACGTATACTCTGGATATAGATATTCAGGGGTATTGGGAAGACTATATTCCATTAACTTATTTTGCCCAATATGTAAAAAATAAAAAAAATAAAGATTACTATGATTTAGACTTAATTCAGTTTAATGTAAACTATCCAGCCCCATCTATTTTTATTGAAGAAGAGCAGGCTGGATCTTGGACTTATCAAGAGCTAAAAAATGAATATACAATCCCACTTGAAAGATCGTATAGCTCTTTAGATAATCAACTTTTTACTGGGTACTTAGACTACAGTGATTTAAAAAATAAAGTTTATAAAAACTATAAATATGATACTTCTAAATCTTTAGTAAGGTCTTATATAACGTTTCAATATATAAAAAATGGAGCAAATGTTTCACAGTCTAATTTCACAAATATTCAAAAACCCTCTAACGATTCAATTGTCAATCCAGGAGAGGAATGGATTAACACAAAGTACGAAGTTATTAATAATATGATTATCTATCCTCCCTCAAATGTATCAGTTTTGGATTTAGCAATTGTTACACACCTTGAGTTTAATGTTAAAAGAATTTTAAAAAATAAAGTTGAAATTAGAAATATGGAGTATGCATCACAAGCATTTAATTCTACATCTCCAAATCCAATTGGAACTAAGTTTGGAAATCAACTATACCCATATAAAAAAGCAGGATTTTACTATAGTTATAAAGACAAGAATCCATTTACAATTTATAAAGGTAGCTCTCCGTATCTTTATTTAACAAGATATACGGGTATTGAGATTAAAGGTGTAAATGACCCATTGATTAATAGAGGGCTAGCTATCCCAATTAATAAAGAAATGTCTTCAAATTTTAAAGTAATGGCAATGCAGTCAGCTATTAGATATGACCAAGATTCATTTCCCTATGCTGCAACAGAAATATTTGAGATTAAATCAAAAAATGCTCATATAAAATTTTATATGTCTGCTATCCACCCAACTGGACAAAGGGCAAAAATTTATGCAATAAATGTCAAAACTGGTAATGTTGAGGATGGCATTGCTTTTTATTGGAACGGTAAAATAGTAAAAGAGCCAGTCATAACAGTAAAAGAGTGGGGATTCTTAGGGATATCTTTCCCCAACCTTCTAAATTTTGAAAACATGTCAGGATCAATAAACTTAAATGGTCCAATAACCTTTAATACAATATCCTATTATCAGTCTACAAACCTACAAGAAGTCCAACAGATAGAAGTTAGGCCGTGGTTTGCTGTTAAAAATTCTTCACCACTTACCCTTGAGTGGGATTACTGGAAATCTTCCTCATATATGTGGGATGGTGTTTTAATATTGGCATCAACAAGCTATTATGGGGTAGACCCTGCAGTAATTTATAAAACATATACAGGGACTAATAAAATTATTATTGACACAGATAAAGTTTTTTCGGTAAACTCCTATGAATATAAAGTTTATAGTGACATCCTAGTGTTCAAAACAACTGTTGATGCTGTCTAATATGGTATACTTGTTGTTATGAATACTCCAAATATGCCACCCAAAAAGAAAAATTTACCCAAAATGAAGGGGCAAGTGGGAGAATCTCGGGCTAAAGTTATTGAAAAACACTATGACTGGGGCCTATATGTTTACAAAAAATCTGGAGGCCGATGGTTTACAGATGGTAATGGCTCTGTATTAAACATTGAATCCATGAAAGGTGACATATCTCAGATTGCTAAACTCCGTGACGCTGCAAAATATTACGGGGATGAAGGAGACGGAGAGTGCATTTTTGTACCAGGACTAACTAGAATCTCAGAAGAAGAATACTCAGAACAAAAACAAAGAATGGAAGAAGGCTTTATCCCATCTATGAATGATTTGGGTGCTTGGAAAGCTGCTCAAGATACATATAATAAATATGGAAGTGATGATTAATGTCAGAAGATAGATCAGAATACATTAGGGCCAAGGTTGATATTCCTCTTAAAGAGGATGACACTTTTGCAAAACAAGATCCTTTTAATCAATCTTGGGACATTATAAAAGATTTAAATGGTTTAGATAATAATTTTAAAAGAAGAACTTCTCGTATAGTTAAATCAGAATCAAGCCAAGGATATATAGATAGTTCAAGAGCAGAAAGTACTGGCCTGGATGGTGCAAAGTCTAAAGAAATTAATCCAGGAGTAATTTATAGAAATGCATACGGGCTGTTTGATGTAATTACACCACCCTGGAACTTGTATGAACTTGCAAGTTTTTATGATACATCTTTTGCTAATCACGCAGCCATCGATGCTAAAGTAGAAAACATTGTAGGGCTAGGATATGAGTTTGAAGTATCTGCAAGGACGCTTCTTAAGTTAGAAGCGGCAGAGCCTAAGACATCAGATAATGCAAGAAAGAGAATTGAACGAGCAAAGATTGAAATTAGAGACTGGCTTGAATCTTTAAATGATGAAGATTCATTTACTACAACTATGGAAAAAGTGTTTACTGATCTACAATCAACTGGAAACGGATACCTTGAAGTTGGTAGAACTACTCGTAATGAAATTGGATATGTGGGCCATATACCATCAACTACAATGAGAATTCGAAGAATTAAAGATGGATATGTTCAGGTTATTGGAAACAAGGTTGTTTACTTTAGAAACTTTGGCGGGACTAATCCAAACCCATTAGGAACAGATGCACGACCAAACGAGATAATTCACTTTAAAGAATACTCACCATTAAATACATTTTATGGAGTACCAGACATTATGTCAGCAATTGGCTCTCTTCATGGAGATCAGCTTGCATCACAATACAACATTGACTATTTTCAAAATAAAGCAACGCCAAGATATGTTGTTACCTTAAAGGGTGCAAAACTTTCTCCAGAGGCAGAAGATAAAATGTTTAGATTTTTACAGACAGGATTAAAAGGACAAAACCATAGAACACTCTACATCCCCCTTCCTGGTGACTCAGACACTAATAAGGTTGAGTTTAAAATGGACCCAGTCGAAAATGGAATTCAAGAAGCATCGTTTAAAGAATATCGCAAGCAAAATCGTGATGATATTCTTGTTGCTCACCAAGTCCCATTATCCAAAATTGGTGGTGGAGATTCTGGATCTATAGCAGCAGCCTTAGCACAAGATAGAACTTTTAAAGAGCAAGTTGCTAGACCAGCACAAAGAAACCTTGAAAAAATGATTGGCAAGATCATCAAAGAAAAAACAGACATACTTGATTTTAAATTTAATGAACTAACTCTCACAGACGAGATTGCCCAGTCTCAGATTATTGAAAGATTGGTAAAGACACAGGTAATGCTTCCTAACGAGGGTCGTCAGATTTTAGGACTTCCACAAAGAAAAGGAGGAGACGATCCTTTTGAGCCTAAGCCAGAACAAGCAGCAAATGATAATGCAAATCGGCAACGGGATACAGAAAGAACAAACAATCAGTCGGATGGAACTGCTACAATAAGTGGAAGAAATCCAAAGGGTGAAGGCCGTTCATCTCAGTAACTGAGACACTGTAAAAAAAGGGTCTATAATAGATAATACCATGACTATATCAAAGGCTCAATGGAACACTGAAGGTGATACTGTTCGCCTATCAATGCCATTCAATAAAGTTGATAAAGAGCGCAGAGTTGTATCTGGATTTGCCTCATTGGACAATCTAGACAGGCAGATGGACATTGTAACATCTGAAGCATCAATGGATGCATTTGCAAAATTTCGTGGAAACATTAGAGAAATGCACCAACCTTTAGCAGTTGGTAAAATGATTAATTTTAAAGAAGACAAATATTTTGATCCAGAATCAAAAAAGTTTTATAAAGGTGTTTATGTATCTGCATATGTTTCAAAAGGTGCCCAGGATACATGGGAAAAGGTTCTTGATGGAACACTTACTGGTTTTTCAATTGGCGGTAGAATGAATAAGTGGGATGATGCCTATGATGAAAAATCAGATACACAAATTAGAATTATTAAAGAATATGATTTAGTAGAGTTGAGTCTTGTAGATTCCCCCGCTAATCAATTTGCAAATATTGTTTCAGTTGAAAAAGTAGATGGTGTAAATATTATTAAAGGTGATGCCACAGTTTTAGAAAATGTGTTTTATGACAAAGAAAGTGGAGTTGTCCTTTCTTCTGAAAATGAATCAGAGATTAGTCCTGTAACAGGAGAAGCAATGGTTAACATAGGTTTCGTTGAAAAAACGGATGATGAAAAATTAAATATGATAAAATTCTTAGTTGATAGTGCTAAAGGCATTAAAACTTCTAAGATTAACAAGGAGGTAAGTCCTATGACAGAAGATACAACAATGGTTGCAGAAGTTATTGAAACAGAAGCAGCAGTAGAAGTAAAAAAGTCAGAGGTCGCTCCAGAGGTTGATGCCGTAGTTGAAACTCCAGTAGAAGATGTTGTTAAGACTGATGAAGTCCCAACATCTAAGGAGGTTGTAAAGTCTGAAGAGACTCCAGCAATCGACGCAGTAGTTGAAGTTACAGAGGTATCTAAATCAGATGAGACAGTTGTTGAATCAATTGCCGAAATCAAGAATACCCTAACATCTGCCTTTAGCGATCTAGTCTCAACAGTAAAATCTTTGCAAGCAGAAGTAGAACTTCTTAAGTCTTCAAAGGTTGATGTTGAAGTAGTAAAAGATTCATTTGAGTCAGTTGCAAAAGATATAGCAGCAGTATCAAATGGATTTAATGAATTTGGTAAGCGAGTAGAACTTGTAGAGCAAGATACCGCTTTCCGAAAGTCTGGCGATCTCGGCGAGATAGTACAGAATCAACCTGAAACGGTTGAAAAATCCCTATGGGGCGGTAGTTTCCTCAAAACAGCCGACTTATTTAATTAAAAAAAATAATAAGTAAAAAATCACAGGAGGTGACAATATGTCGGAACAAGAAATAATCAAGAATCAGCCAGGAGCATCTGGAGAACTTGGTGGAACAACACCAGGATTGTATCAGGGACAGGGTGCATTTGCATCAGGCTCAACAGCAGGTTCGAACGTACCAGGTAATTATACTGATGGTGGTGTGTTGGGTAATATCCCAAATGCTACATTAGGTAATACTGATGGTCCAAACGCAGTAAATCCTTCAGGTGAGGCTGGAAGCGGAATTCTCCGCCCAGAGCAGGCACGTCGTTTTATAGACTACGTGTGGGATGCTACAATCCTCGCCAAAGATGGTCGCCGTGTTACTATGAGAGCCAATACAATGGAGCTCGAAAAGGTAAACGTCGGAGAGCGTGTAATTCGTGCAGCAGCGCAAGCAGTTGGAGATTACACAAACGCAGGTGCAACATTCTCAAAGGTTGAATTGACTACAAAGAAAATTCGTCTTGACTGGGAAGTATCTGCAGAATCACTAGAAGATAATATCGAAGGTGCAGCACTAGAAGATCACATTGTTCGTTTAATGACCAATGCTTTTGGTAATGACATTGAAGACCTTGCCATTAATGGTACAGGTACAGGCAGTGCATTTACGTCTATCATGGAGGGCTTTGTTAACAAGGTCACGACTGGTGGAGACGCACACGAAGCAGTAGTTACAGTTGAAAACAATAACTGGACTACTGATGCAATGCAGAAGATCATTCTTGCAATGCCACGCAAGTATCGTGCTATCAAGTCTAACTTGAAGTTCTATGCTGGTACAGATGCATTCCAGGGTATCATTAAAAATAATGGTACATTGGCTGATGCAATCGCAGAGGCATTTGCTGGTACTCCAGCAGGTACCCCTGCCAACCGTCAAGCATACCTTGATGGCGGAGCACAAACATTTGGCGGAGCACGCACAACTCGTGTTCTCGGCATAGATGTTCAGGAAGTTCCTTACTACCCTGCAGGTTATGTAGACCTTACATTCCCTCAGAACCGTGTATGGGGATTCCAGCGTGATATCACTGTAAACCGTGAATACCGTCCAAAGAAGGATACAGTAGAATATACAGTATTCGTTCGTTTCGGTCTTCAATGGGAAGAGCAGGATGCAATCGCGTATGCTGATGCTGCAGTAGATTCATAATCTATAAACAGTAAAATTTTAGGGGGAGTAGGGGTTAACGCTCTTACTCCCCTTAATACTTATAATGATATAATACTATTTAGGAGGAAATAAAATGGAAAATAATGAAAATGCAGTTGAAGAATCTATATATGAAGCAGCACAAGATGCAGCAGCAGAGCATGCAGCAGCAGAGCATGCAGCAGCAGAGCAGGTAGCAGCAGAGCATGCAGCAGCAGAGCATGCAGCAGCAGAGCAGGTAGCAGCAGAGCAGGTAGTAATAGAAGTTCAAAGCCTTGGTCTTGTAAATGGAGCAATTGGAGTAGAAATGACTACCCTAGTAAAAGAAAAGAAAAAGTCTAAGGTAGCAGCAAATACAGAAGAAAAGGTTGCTATTAGATCAACAAAAAATGTTAGTTGGGGAGAAGTTGGTAAGGTCTATAGAGGTATCAACATTGTAACAAAATCTCAGTCTGAAAAATGGTTAACTAGATCACACATTACACTTGCCACTCCAGAAGAAGTTGCTAAGGAATTTGGTAATTAATTAATGGAGATCATGAGAGTTCCACCTTATCCTATTACAACTACTTGGAAATTACCTATACCTAACTATACGTATATCCAATATGTTGAGGATCTGGTGGATCACTCAGTTCTAGAAACAGAAGTAATGTCAGATGAAAATGGTTTAGTAGATTATGTTTTAGAATTAGAAAAAGTAACATACGATAGAAACTTTGCTATCAAGTTCTATGACGCAGAACATGTTCATGTCTTATATGAAGATAATCTAGACATAATAAGACCATATGTTAATGCTAACGACCTTTCTACAACGGCATCTGAAATAAAAGAATATAGAATGCTAGAGCTTGTATCAAGGGCTATAATTGACACGATCATTCCAAATGGATTCTATAATACTAAAAAAGTTATACAGGCAGTTGGTCAGGGATCAGATTATTTTTTACTATGGCAAGATACTAATAAAGTTTTAAAAGCTTATGAGAATAACGTTTTAGTTTATGATATTGAAACACCAGAGACAAATACTGAAAACTATAGAATTACCCTAGATAACTCTGCGGTTCAGCGTGTTATTCTAGACCTATATAATCGCTCAGAATCTGCTCCAATATCAATACCCGTTGCAAGAGGAGATCTTGGATATTATGGTTATAGTGCTATAGCCTTCCCAGCAGGCTTTGACTATACATTTATTGTAGACGCAGGGTATAAAACAATTCCCTCAGATGTAGAGTATGCAACACAAACATTAATGGAAGACATTAAATGTGGAAAATTAGACTACTACAAGAGATATGTAACAAATTATAATACAGACCAGTTTAGAATTCAATTTGATAAGGCTCTGTTTGAAGGGACTGGAAATCTTCTTGTTGATAAGATTTTAGATAAGTATTCAAATACCATTATTAGACCAGGTTTGATTTAATGATATGCGAAGAGCCAGACTTCATGTTCCCTCTTATTGTTGATATATATTATCCTATAACTGAGCAGGGAACTTATGGAAATGTAAAAAAGACTTGGATACTAGATAAAACCATCTCTGCTAATTTTAATTCAGAAGGTAGTGCAACAAAAGAAGAAATAACTGCAAATGTAAATATAACACAAAAAGCTCTTCTTGTTGGGAGAGTAAAAACCGACGTAAGAATTTCCAGCCTTGATTCCCCCCACTCAATAACAAATATTATATTGACTAATATTAGAGATAGAAACTGCAATGACATTTACAAAGAGACATCTGGTCCAAGATCAGGCAAGTCTACAATTTTTGAAATAGCAACACAGGACCCATTTGTTGGTCCATTTGGTGGATTAGAGTACTATAATCTTGTAATACGTAGATCAGAGAACCAGGCGGTAGATATATGATAGTAAACTTTAACACAAAGTCTTTTACTAAAGACCTAAAAAACATTATTGACTATTCTTCTGGTTTTGTAGATGGTATGAGTTTGGGTAAAAAAGATTTTTTAAATAATCTAGGTCCTGATATAGCAGAAATTGCATCTCAGTATATTGACTCAAATGCAAGGGTAGATGAACAATCCCTTCACCATGTCTATGAGTGGTATAGAGCAGGAGATGTATCGGCAAGGCTGTTTGATATTAAATATACTGTAAGTAGCCTTGGACTTTCTTTTATGACAGATTTTAAACAGTCCTCTACAATTAAGAATGGCTCAAACGTTCCATTTTTTAATAAAGCAATGATTATGGAAACTGGGCAGTCTGTCACCATTACTCCAACAACAGGAGAAGTATTAAGGTTTGAAGTTGGAGGCGAAATAGTTTATACTAGAAACCCAGTAGTAGTAGATAATCCTGGAGGCAATGTTGCAGGGCAATTTGCCAAGACTTTTGATACATTCTTTAGCAAATATTTTACTCAAGCATTTTTAAGATCTAGTGGCCTAGCAAAATATTTTGAAAATCCAATTGTTTATAAGAAAAATCTAGCTCAGGGATCTCGATTAGGAAGACCTTATGGCCTTAATGTCGGATATCGCTGGGTAGCAAATGCGAGGGCAATTTAATGGCAGAATCAGTATCAACGTATAACACACCACAGCTTTGGATCAATAGCTACCTTCAAGACAAAATATCAGAATTTGTTTCAAAGGGCAATGGGGATGGAGACAGAATAGGTGTTCCGTTTTTCCCCTCAACACCATCATCTATTGATGAAATAACTGAGCAGTGGGTAGTAATCAACGACATCAGATACCCATATGCTGGAGTTATGTGCACTTATGATAGGTTAATCCGCATGAGAAGGTCCCCATTTCCTCATATTAAACAGGAGCAAATTCTTTATTATTTTTATGCCACTGCAGAAAATGTTACAGAAATTATGGTTCAGGTACAAGAAGCAGTACTTCGCCTTTTAGATCGTGAAGACGAATCAGCAGAAGAACTTAATGCTTGGACAAAGGCTAAGGGAGCTATAGACGGAATGACATGCAAGTTTTATTTTCATAGATTTAAGATATACCAGCTAGAAGAGGTTAGGGATATTATCGACTTTGGAACGGCCAGAACTTATGGCGGTAACAAGATGATCATTGATTTTGAATACCATCAAGACTCATCTATCTTCACAGTATAGTATATAAACCAGTGTTATAATTGATTTGAGGAAACAAGCCCTTTAATCTATAAGAAAAAAGAGGTGAAAATACATGGCATATACAAGAGGTACTAGCAACAACATTATCGTTGGTGCAGCAGCACTTTTTACATATAATGACGGCGTTTTAACAGACGCTGATCTTCCAGCATATGAGGCAGCCACATCATTTAGAGAATCTCTAAGCGATGATGCTGACTTTGAAAATGTTGGATACACAATGAATGGTCTTGAGATCCAGTTCCAACCTGACTTCGGTGAAGTTCAGGTTGATCAGGTTCTTGACGTAGCCAAGTTGTACAAGCAGGGTATGCAGGTAAATCTAAATACCACATTTGCCGAAGCAACACTAGAGAACTTATTGTTCTCACTAGCAGGAAAAGATGCAGATCTTAATGCGTACAATGCAGCAGGTACAGGTTCAAAAGCCCTAAACCTTTCAGCAGGAAACATCGGAGAATGTCCAGTTGAGCGTGGTTTAGTTGCAGTTGGTCCAGGTTCAGGAGACTGTGCTATAGGATCTTCAATTGAGCGTATCTATGTTGCATACCGTGCACTCTCAATTGAGAATGTTACAGTATCAGCAAAGCGTGATGAAGCAACAATGTTTGAGGTTTCATTCCGTTTACTTCCAAACGATAGTGCATCATACGGTAAAATCGTAGATCGCACTATTCCATCAGTATAATACAACTTAATATAAAGATTGGCCCAGACTAATAATCTGGGCCTTTCTCTTTGGTATACTTATAGTATGGCAACTCAACTTTATCCCCTAAACTATATATATCTATTAGATGGTTCAGAGATAGAGATTTCTCCGTTAAAAATAAAATATTTAAGACGATTAATGAATGAGTTTGAAAATGTTAGAGTAGCTAAAGATGACCACGAAGCGATTAGTGCTTTATCTATTTGCGCTATGCACTGCATGAAACAATATGCCCCTGAGATATCTTCCAATATTGAAGAATTTGAAAACCACATAGATATCAAAACTATCTATCAAATATTAGATTTTGCCGCAGGGATTAAGATTAATCAACCATCAAAAGAATCAGTAAAAGATCAAGCAGGAAAGGGTGGAGATAGCTGGGAGACCCTAGATCTAGCTCAACTTGAGTCAGAGGTATTTTTGCTGGGTATCTGGAAAGACTATGAAGAGCTAGAGAGATCTCTATCTATGACAGAACTAACAGCTATATTGAATGTAAAAAGAGAAGAAGACTATTCACAAAAAAAGTTTCTTGCAGCAATGCAGGGGGTGGACCTTGATAAAAATAAATCAAGCTCCAATGCTTGGGAAGACATGAAGGCTAGGGTTTATAGCAAAGGTCAAGCATCAGATGCAAATGATATTTTAGCTCTACAGGGTCAAAATGCAACTAGTGCTGGCTTTGGAATTGGGCTGGGATTAGACTATGAAAAAATCTAATTAAACATTTCCGTCATGGTATAATTAACTATTAACAAACTAACCAGGAGGAACAAATGGCAACAGCAATAATCAATAATGGTGAAGAAATTACCCTTATGGATGGATCAACAATCAAGATAAGACCTTTAAAGGTTTCTTTACTTCGTCCGTTTATGAAAAAATTTGAACAGGTGGCAGCAGTAGCAGAAGACAATGATAAGTCTATGACTCTTCTTGTTGAGTGTGTACAGATTGCTATGGAGCAGTACAAACCAGAACTTGCTAAAGATCTTGCAGCTTTAGAAGAAAACATAGATTTGCCAACTGTATATAAGATTATTGAGGCAGCCTCAGGAATCAAGCTAAGCGATGCAAGTACATTACTAAATACAGTGCTTGCAAATAATTAAAAAGAGGTGATATGTAGATGAGTGATGTTAATGCTAATATTGGCGTACAAATTGATGCGTCAGCGGCATTGGCAGAACTTAAAAGGTTACAGCGTCAGCTTGCAACTTTTCACTCATCTATTTCAAAAAGTAGTGCTGCTGCATCTATTGCACAAAAAAGTCTACAAACTAATCTTTTAAACTCTATTAATGCTACTGGCAAATTCTCCGCCAGTATGGGTACTGTTAGATCAACATCGGATTCTTTTACTCATGCCCTTGAAACTAACAAACTTTCAATGCGTGAGTATTACCGTTATGCTGGGGGAGCTTCAAAAACTTTTGGAAAATTATTCAAACAAGAGTTTGACACAATTGGCAAGGTAGCCGAAAGCCGTGTTAAGAAAATGCAAACCCAGTACATCAAGATGGGTCGTGATGCTAATGGTGCTATAAAGACAATGGCCATAACTCCTACATCTTTAAACATGCAGGACTATGGAACAAAAACAGCAATGGCCGCACAGAAGCAGGCTATCTTTAATCAGTTGATGAAACAAGGATCGACAGGTCTTTTAAATTTTGGTAAAAATACTCAATGGGCTGGTCGTCAGCTTATGGTTGGTTTTACAATACCTCTTGCATATCTTGGAACAACTGCTGCAAAAGTCTTTATGGATTTAGAAGCACAAGCAATTAAATTTAAGCGTGTATATGGAGACATATTTACAACTAGCGAAGAGACCAACAAGGCTCTTAAAGAGGTTGAGCTGTTGGCAAAAAGCTTTACTAAGTATGGGGTTGCAGTTAGTAAAACCATGGAGATGGCAGCAGCTGCTGCTGCTATGGGTAAAACTGGTGCAGACCTAATGGCTCAAGTGGCAGAAGCCACAAGACTTTCAGTTCTTGGAAATGTTGAGCAATCTCAAGCACTTGAAACAACAATATCTTTAACAAATGCATTTGGAGTATCAGCCGATCAACTTTCAAATAAGATTGATTTTCTTAACGCAGTAGAAAACCAAACAGTTGTTTCTATTGAAGATTTAACAATTGCTGTTCCAAAAGCAGGACCAGTTATAAAGCAGCTTGGTGGAAACGTAGAAGATTTAGCATTTTTCCTTACAGCAATGAAGGAGGGTGGAATCAATGCATCAGAAGGAGCTAACGCTCTTAAGTCTGGTCTTGCATCTTTAATTAACCCTTCTACAAAAGCTACAAAAATGCTTTCTAGTCTTGGCGTAAACATTAACGCAATTGTTGAGGGAAATAGTGGTAACATAAGAAACACTGTAATTGATTTTTCAAGAGCACTAGACACCCTTGATCCGTTAAATCGTGCAAGAGCAATTGAACAACTATTTGGAAAGTTTCAATTTTCTCGACTTTCAACACTCTTTCAAAATGTAACTAAAGATGGAACTCAGGCTTCTAGGGTTTTAGATTTGGCTGGAGCAAGCATGGAGGAGCTTGCAATCCTTTCAGAAAGAGAAATGAAAACAGTGCAAGATGCTGTTGGTACCAATTTTAAAGACGCAATTGAAAGCTTAAAAATTTCTCTTGCTCCTGTTGGAAAAGCATTTTTGCAAGCAGTCACACCAATTGTTAAAGTTATTGGAGGGTTGCTTGAAAAGTTTAATCACTTAGGAGATGGGACAAAGAAGTTTATTGTTGTAGCAACAACGCTGGTTGGTGTTGTTGGACCAGTCTTGCTTATGACATTTGGCCTACTTGCTAATGGTATAGCCAATATAGTTAAACTATTCCTTGTTTTAAGAACTGGGTTTTTAAAAGTTGGTGGAAATACAAAGATATTAGCAGAACAAACCAACTACTTAAATACAGAACAACTAGAAGCAGCAACAGTTGCAGCATCTTTAAATCAGTCACATACAAGGTTGACTCAATCTTTTACTGCAGAAACTGCAGCAGTTAACCTACTTAGACAAGCTTATATAAATGCAACTTTAGCAGCAGCAAACTTTGCAAGATCTAACCCAGGAATGATGAACCCTGGAAGAGTAGGAAAAGCTGGAATACCTCCACGCAAATTTGCCACGGGAGCAACATATGTACCAGGAAGAGGAAACAAAGACACAGTCCCAGCAGTCTTAACTCCTGGAGAAGCAGTAATACCAAAGAAGGTTGCCCAAGATCCAAAGTTCCAACCAATTATTGATGCAATGGTTAATGGAAGATTACAAGGTTTTGAAGATGGAACACCTGGGGCTAAGCCTAGTGGTACTAACTTTACCCACGTAGGAGGCAAGTCAACACTTCCCCTTTCAGAATTAATGGCAAGGATAGAAGCAAGCGAAGGAAAGAAATCAGATAACTATAGAAGAGCAAAAATATTTGAAGGACTTCTTAGAGCACAAGGAAAGCCAGAAATAGCAAATGCTTATCATGGTCTGGGTTTTACATTTAGTGATGATTTAAATAGAAGGCTTGCAAACAAAGAAGTTGGTATACCATATGCAGACTTTGAACAAGAGTGGAAGAATCAAGGACCACAAAAATGGCAAAATAAAAACATTCAAATTGCTTCAAAAGATGCTCCAAATTTTGACTCAGCATTAAGACAAAAAGTTAAAGACTTATCTTCTGGAGGAAAGCCTGTAACAGATCGATTAATTGAAGCAGCATTTAATGATCTGCCAGAAGACATAAAAAAAAGCCCTTCATATAGAAAAGCAGAAGCCTATAAAAATAAGTTGGCTGAGTTTTCTGTAAGATCTGGAATGCCAACAGACGTTAAAGGCACTGAAAATTTAATAAGAAAAGCATCAGCAGAAGGATATATTACAAACAAAGAAGTTAAGATTATAGAATTAGATAAGATAGCTAGAAAACCTGTAATTGATCCAGACAAGCATACTATTGTTTTAAGAACAAACTCTGAAGGAAAACAGACTATATCTGCTGTTTACCTGGGTGATGATCAAGGACCTATTTCAATGAATAGGCTTGGCGTTGGAGGAGGGAAAAGATTCCCATTAAGTGCTAGATCCGCTGAAGAGCGCAAAGCACTTGCAAAAGTTTCAAAAGACTTTAAGTCTAGCAAATTAAATAATATAGAGCCAGCAGATCTTGGAAGACAAATAGGAAGAAACATAGGAAACTCTTTTAGTCCAGACGGAGTAAGGATTGGTGGAGTTGGAGGAGCATTTGAAAAACCTGATGGTTCTAGAGTATTTGTAAAGCCAATGGTAAGCGAGGCTGCTGCTTTAGCAGAAATGCGTGGAACAAAAATTGCAAGAGATGTTCACGGACTAGACTCTCCAGAACAAAAAATGATTGTAATGGAAGATCCAAAAACAGGAACAAAGATTATTGGACTTGAGTCTCCACTAAAAGGTCGTTTTACTGCAGCAAACATGGGAGGAAGATTTACAGAAAGAGACTATTTCTCACAACTTGTTGCTTCATCTTTAAGAGGAGACAAAGATTTAAGCGCTTCAAATCTATCTGGAAGAAGATTAACAGATGTTGGAACAGCAGGAGTATTTGATAAAGCTTCTGGTAATTTTAAATTTGCAAAATCAATGCCATCAATGGAAGAGCAGGCTCTTCTTAATCTTGGTTCTGGTGGAGGAGCAAAGAAGGCTTTCCAAGATTCAACACGTAAAATGATTTCAACAATGTCTCCTGAGCAGTATCAAAGTAGGATGATTTCAGAAATAAATAAATCAATTCCAAAACTACAAAAGTTTATTAAAGAAGAAAATTTAAATCCAAAAGAAAAAATAGCATATAATAAAATGCTTCAAAGACTAAAAGATGGACGGAATGCTGATTGGAAATCTGTTTATTCAAAGCATGTTGGAACGCTTGTAACAAAAGGTGAGTCTTTGCAGGACGATAAAACTGAAAAAATTACTAAGATTGATTCAAAACCAAAACCTAGAAATGTAACCTCTTCCAGCAATAATCCAGCAGACAGTCGCATAGCAGTAGTTCCAAAAGGACAGTCAGTAGTCCAAACTCCTAAACTAAGAGTTGCCCCTAGACTAGTTATGAAAGGGCGTGCAGATGCTCCTGAAGCACGATTAACTCCAGCACAACAATATGCAAAAGATAATGGCGTAAGCTTAAATGCTGCAAAACGTGTTATAGCCCAACAAAATAGAACACAGGCCACTTCAACGCCGCGTTCTACAATTGCGCCTTCAAAATCTAGAATGGCACTAAGTCCATCTGCAGCAGTAAGGATGCAAGGGGTTGGAATGGCTGCAGGAATGGCTGCATCTGGAGCTTATATCTCAGGAAATGCTGGAATAGGAAATGCGTTAATGGGAGTTTCAGTTCTTGCATCATTAGGACCAATGCTTGCAAGCCCAATGGGAGCAGTAGTGGCAGGCTTAACTGCAGTTATTGCATCGTCAGTTTTATTAAGAATGGCTTTTGATAAGTCTCAAAATGCTGCAATGAAGATGGCAGAGTCTCTAGGAAACGGAAACAAAGCAATTCAGTCTTTTGCTGAGTTTGCTGGAAAAGTGTCTGCAGGAGAAGTCATGAATAAAAGAAGAGCAAACCTTTTAAATCCATTTGCAATACAAACTGGAAAAACTACCTTTGGGTCAAACTTTGTTAAAGGTGAATTTGGAAAATCTTTAGTAAAAGACATTGGGTCATCAATTTCAACAAATGGCAAAGATGTAACACAAGAACAACTTGTAAATCAAATGACATCTTCAGTCGCATCTGGAGCTTTTACTGCAGATCAAGCAAAAAGTATTGTTGCAAATATCGGTCAACAAATAGGAGACTACAGGTTTAGTATTAATGTAAATGCTAAATTAAATGAAATTTTTGGTCCAGATGGTCAAAATTTATTAAAAGATCCATTGCAGATACGTTTAAACCTAATTGAGGATGACACAAAAAAAATAAAAGATAAATCAAATATACTTAATAAAAATAATATGCTTACACCAACAAAGACACAATCTAATATTGGTATTGCTGGCATGGCAGCAGGAGGTGCAGCTATAGGCGCAAGTATTGGCGCAGCTGCTGGAGTGCCAACTGGTGGAATTTTAAGTGCACCACTTGCACTTCTTGGTGCAGGTGTGGGCGGGGTAATAGGCGCATCATCAGGATTCATTTCTCAAAAGAAAACACAAGAAGAATTAGGAAGATCTTCAGGGGCACAAGTTGCTCTGCAAAATATGGCACTAGAGCAAAGTCAAAGAATGCAAGACTCCTTGCAAATTGAATATGAAAAAAGAATTGCAATTGCAAAAGCAGCAGGGGATGCGGCTGAGGCTCAACGACTTGAAACAGAATATAATACTTCAAACGTAAAACTTCTAGAGGCAAATGCAAAACTTGTGAAAAGCATTCAAGACTCTTATAAAAATGCAGGAGGAGCTGTAAAGGGAGCCCTTGAAACAGGAATAGATAAGCAACTTACAGCTAAGTATAAAGACACAGCTCTTGCAGATGTTATTCCAATGGTAAACGATCAGATAAAGGGTAGTGCCTTAAATAAAGAACAACAATATACAATTAAAACTCAAATGGTTTCTGGAAACATTAGCCCACTTCGAGTAATGGATTTTATAGATACATTTGGCAAAGATAAAAAAACACTAAGTAAAATTATGACTTTAATTACTAAATTTGGTGGAGCACAAGCAGATCAAATTTTACAAATTGCTGAGCTATTTAAAAACAAAACTCAAAAAATTAAATTTATAGCAAATATTTCAACAATGACTACAGCAGATGCAGATAAATATTTAAAGATGTTTGCATTAGCTTCTCAAGTTGGGCAAGTTCTTCCTATAGATCTTGTTTTAAATTTTTATAATAACAACCCTACAGAAGCAGCAGCATTTCAAGAAACAATAGACAAGATTAATGCTTTAAAAGGTAAAATATCTCTTGAGGTTGCAGCAAGGGTCTTAGGTGAAAAAGAAATGGCAGCACTTAAAACAGGTCAGGAATATTTTGCCTCTTTACCACCAGAACAACAAAAAACATACCTTCAGGTATTGAGAACTTTTGTAGATGTAGTAGGAAACAATACTGAAGCTTTCCTAAATTGGCAAAAAACAGCACCTCCAGACCGTAATACTATTGCAGACTATGCAGCAGCAGGAGCTGAGCAAGTAACAAAAGCAGAAGCTCTTGCAAATACAAATTCAGACCCAAAAAAATCTGGTGAAATTAAATCAAGAAACACCACGCTGGATGACTTGCTTAAAAAGTTAAAACTTACTAGAGATGCGAGCATTAATGCTCAGCTTGGAGTCAAAGAACTTTCAAGAGTATTTAAAAAAGCTGGAGGAGATATAAAAGTATTTACTGGATTAAATCAAGCACTGCTTAAACTTGGAGCAGATACTGGGTTTATAGATTTTATTGGCGGTATGGATAATGCAACTGAAAAGGGATACGTAAATGCAAAGAAATTAAAGAAAGGTATTGTTGAACTAACAAGCACTGGAAAGCTTGCTTTAAAAGGATATCAAGAAGCAGTTATAGGGGCATTTTCAAGCTCTACTGCAACAGCCATAATGCAACTACAAAAACAAAGAGTATCCTTTGACAGATTAAAGGTTGCTGGGGCATCCTCTGCAGAAGCTTTAGAATTAGTTTCAGATGCAAATTTTGCAGTAGGCCTTAGTTCAGCAAAAACTTCAAAAGAGTTAAAGATTCTAATTGAGGACTTTAAAAAACTTAAAAAAGAACAAAACAAAACTGACCTTGCTATTGATCCAGAAAAAGCTTTTCAAGATGCAATGAATAATGCAGAAAGAAGATTTACAGCAGAAGAAGCAGGATATCAATTAGTTGCAGATAAAGCAATAAAGTCTGCACAAATAAAAATTGATGCTAACCAAAAAGAAATTGATAGTAGAGGGCACCTATTAAAGACTAGCAAAGAATACGGAGATGAATTAATATCTTCTATTGACGATGAAGTAGCAGCAAAAGAAAGGCTTGTGGCAGTTGGCGCAGATGGAGCAGGAGGGCTTCCTGGAATAGGTGAGTCTTTGGCAAGACTAGGTGAAGAGTCCGATAAGCTTAGTGAATATCAAATAGCAATGAATCATCAGGTTGGATTAATTAATGACAAGTATGATGAACAAGAAAAATCACTTAACAAAATATCTGACATAAATGCAGAAATTGCAAACCAGCAAAGGCAACAACTTGGCCTAGCAGATGCCTTATCTCGTGGAGATATTTCTGCTGCAGCAGCAGCAGCACAAGATATGAGATCCTCTCAGTCTGCATCAGGATCAAAAAATACACTAGAAGCATTATCTCAAGCAAGACAAAATGCAATTAATGGGGTAACGGCTTCAAACGGTATGAATCAAAAACAAATAACTGATCGTCAATATGCAATTGACAGAGAAGCATTTGCTTTAAATCAAAGCAAGCTATTAATTGAAAAAGAAATTGAAGTACTTAGAGAGAAACTTTATCAGATTGAGTTACTAAGAAAACCTATTATCGCAGAGATTTTTAAATATGAACTTGATAATTATACAATTAATAAAAATGAAATTCAAGTAGCAGAAGATCTACTTAAAAAGCAGACTACTGATCTAGATGCAAAAAGATTAGCGTGGAAAGAAGCTTCTGTTGCGTATGAACTTGCGTTGACTAAAACAGAAGACTTTAATACTAAATTAACTGCTGGACAAATAATATTAAAATCAATAACAGATCTTTGGAACGGCCTTACAGATAAAACCATAACTATTACAACTGTCACAGCAAACCAAATTGATAGAGTCATAGCAAAACCAGATACTAATCTTGGGAGGGGGGGAGATGGAAGATATGATGCAGCCAACGCAGAGAAACAAGCAAAACTCTTAGGCTCCTCTTCTGCAAAAATTCAAGAACTAGTAAAGTCTGGATATACAAATTTAGCAGAATCATCAACAGTTAAAATGATGAAAGACTTATCAGCTATAGCACCACTAACAAGTGAACAGATTGTCTCAGCAAGAAAAAGAGCTCTTGGCTATTTAAGCGATGGAGGAGTTGTTCCTAAATATTTTGCTAATGGTGGCTATGCCAAAGGCTCTGATACAGTCCCTGCAATGCTTACTCCTGGAGAATTTGTTATGAGCAAGTATGCTGTAGAAAAATATGGTGTTGAAAACATGAAGTCTATAAATTCTGGATCGTCAGTTGGAGATTCAGTGTATAATTATAACCTTAACCTAAATGTAAAATCTGATGCCAAGCCAGACGATATTGCAAGAGCAGTTATGGTACAAATAAAGAGCATAGATGCTCAAAGAATTAGGGGGGCTAGATTCTAATGGCAACTAATAGCTATATGTCTGGTAGAAAAAAATATTTTAGACCACAGGCAATGCTATTTGCAGACAACCCTGGAACAAAGGTAAATGGATTTTATATTCCAAACGGTAACGAAGTAGGGGCCAATACAGGCCTAGAAGACGAGTATGAGGAGTTTTTAATCCTTTCAGATGATAATAGGTCATCCATAGATTTTAAACCCGTTAGAATTGAAAAACGGGAAAGAATGATTAATGGCAGGATGAGGTCTTATCACATTGCAGATAAGTCTCAAATTAGTGTTTCTTGGGATATGCTTCCATCTAGATCTTACGATACTT